GCCGATTGAGCGTTCAGCCGCCCGTCAACATTGATTACAAGGCATCACCGACCTTTAAGAGCTTCCATTCGGATCGCACTTCGTTCGTTCGCGGAATGCGCGGCCCTATTGGTTCGGGGAAGTCCGTCGGTGCGATGATTGACGTGGCTTTGGAGAAAGCACTACAGCAAGCTCCGAACGCATCGGGGATTCGCAAGTCACGATGGGGTTTAGTCCGAGCAACTTACCCCGAGTTAAAGAGTACAACGCTCAAGACGTTTCAAGATTGGCTGCCGGACTCGATATGCCCAGTCAAAATCAACGAATCTCCTATTACTGCGCGGTTAACGCTGCCACTGCCCGACAACACGATGGTCATGGCAGAGTTTGTGTTCATCGCGCTGGACAAACCGAAAGACTTAGGCAAGTTATTGAGCTTAGAGTTGACCGGCGCGTTCTTAAACGAAGCAAAAGAGCTGGATAAGGCGGTTGCCGACACGATTACGTCTCGGGTAGGTCGGTATCCAGCGGTACGAGAAGGCGGCCCGAGCTGGTCTGGCGTCCTGATGGACACGAACAGCCCCGCGGAAGATCACTGGTACGCGGAGTTGGAGCAAAACCCGCCGGATGGCTGGACGTTTTACCAACAACCGCCCGCGCTACTGCGGTATAAGACGGGGTCACCCCTGCTGATGAACCCGGACACCACCGGGATTACTAAAGCAAGGTGCGAGAGTACCGGCTTCGAGCCAAACCCCGCCGCCGAGAACATACAGAACCTCCCCGGAGGGTATGAATACTACTATAACGCCATAGGCGGTAAAGACCCGAACTGGGTACGCGCCTATGTGCTGAACGAATACGCGACCGTGCGCGACGGCAGGCCGGTGTACGGCGAAACCTTCAATGAGAGGGTTCACGTCGCCAAGACAAACCTTTGGCCGCTCAAAAAACACCCTATCTATATAGGATTGGACTTTGGACTGACTCCCAGCGCCATTTTTGGGCAGTATGTTGACGGCCAACTTCGTATTCTTGACGAGTTAGTGGCAACCCGCATGGGTCTGACTGACTTTATTACTACGGTGATGATGCCGCTGATTGCGCAGAAGTACGCGCAGCATGACCGCATCTATGTCGGCGACCCTTCGGGCAACGCGGCGGGTGACACCGACGAAGTAAGCTGTTTTCAGGTAATGCGGGGCGCAGGCATGGCGGTTGTCCCGGCATCTACTAACGCTATCGAGCCTCGTCTTGAGGCGGTACGTCACTTTCTCATGCGACTGGCCCCAAAGGGGGAACCGGCGTTCTTGCTGAGTGCGCACTGCACCATTTTGAAATCCGGCTTCATTGCAGGCTATCAGTACGCCCGCGTTCAGGTTTCAGGCGAGGCTCGATACCGAGAGAAGCCAGACAAAAACAAATTTAGCCACCCCCATGACGCATTGCAGTATTTATGCTTGAGGGTTTTAACCGCGATAGCGCGGGAGAAAAACAGCGGGCATACGTTTGCCCCTTTGAAGGTTGCTGACATGCGCACAGGTTACTAATGGAATCACCGATAGACGAAAAGAAAGTGATAGACCTCGATCCGGTATCGCTGTTAGGTCACACCCTGTCTACGTCTTTAACTTCTGTTATTGCTAACCGCGCCACTATTGAGCAGCGTTGGGTACAAGACTTACAGCAGTACATTGGCGACTATGACGACTCATCGCTCAAGGCCATGCAGGACAACAAACGATCCAGTGTGTTTTTAAATATCACGCGCATTATGGTGAACCAGTCAGTAGCACAGATAGCCGACTTGCTGTTTCCTACCGACGATAAGAACTACGGCATCTCTGCCACTCCAAACTCCCAGATAGAAGGCGACCTGAAAGACTCATCCACCGCCCAAGTGGAAGGTGGGGGTCAAGTGATGGACGCCGAGACCGGAGAACCCATCTCCACAGCAGAGGTTGCCGCTCGGGCGCAGACAATCGCCAAAGAAAAAGCGATTTCGATGGAGCGTGAGATAGATGACCAGCTTGTGCAGTGCGATCACGCAGGGGAGGCCCGTAAAGCACTGCACTGGGCAGGGATTTTTGGCACAGGCATCCTAGCAGGCCCAGAATCGTTCACTACGACACGTCACAAGATGTCCATGAAAGCGGACAGCGCAGGCGTTAAGAAACCTAAAGTGACGTATGAGCCTCTGACAAGCGACTCACCGCGCACCCGAGCCGTGGCTCCGTGGGATTTCTACCCGGATTTGAGCGGCTCTACGATTGACGAGGCTGAGTTCATTTTTGAACGCAGCTATATGACTCGCAAACAGATGCGCGGGCTGGTGAAGCGTAAGAACTATATAAAGGAGAACGTCAAGAAAGTTCTCCTTGAAGACGCCAAGGATATACAGTTTTCCAACAACGGCCACGTCAATTCCCTGCGCAGGTTAACGGGCGGGTCTGACCAAACCATTGATAACCGATACGAAGTGTGGACATACCACGGCCCTATCGACAAGGAAGCGTTGATCGCAGCGGGCGTTAAGCTATCGAAGAACGACCCGCTGGACGAATTTGACGGCGTCGTGGTGTTTTGTGGCGGCAAGGTTTTAAAGGCCGTCTTAAATCCTCTTGAATCTGAAGATTGGCCGTACTCGTTGTGGAACTGGGCGGTCGATGACTTTTGTCCGTTTGGGTTTGGCGTACCGTGGCTGTGCCGTAACGAGCAAGCTATTGTAAATACCGCATGGCGAATGATGCTGGACAACAGCAGCAAATCCGCGGGGCCACAGATTGTTGCCAAGCGGCATGCAATCACGCCTGCTGACGGTGACGAGACTATCAGCCCTTGGAAGTTGTGGTACGCCGATGAGAGCATTAACGACGTCCGGTCTGCGTTTAGTGTCATGTCATTCCCTTCTGTCCAGCAAGAAGTCGGCAACATTCTCACGATGGCGCGTAACTTCCTGACGGAGACCGCCGGGCTACCACCGCAGGTAGGGCAGGGCGCAGGCCAAGCGCCTAGCACATTAGGCGGTATGGCAATGATGATGAACGCCAGCAACACGGATCGCCGACGCCAAGTGCGCGACTGGGACGACCGCGTGACGAAACCGCTAATCACACGTTTCTATTACTGGAACATGCAGTACCACGAAGACGACGCGATTAAAGGCGACTACGAAGTTCACGCCAGAGGTACTAGCGCGTTACTCCTGAGAGAGCAGCAAGCCATCAATCTCATGGCGGTACTGGACAAATACGCTGCGCACCCGGCACTGGCCGATTCCATTAGGCCGCAAGCGACGCTACGCAAGGTCATTCAGGCGATGCACATCGCACCTGACGACTTGATTAAGACTGACGCGGAGCTGGAGGCCGAGCAGGCTGCCATGCAGGAGCAGCCGCCACAGGAAGACCCAATGATCGTGCTAGAGCAGATGCGCGCCGAGCAGATTGCGCAGCGCCATGAAAACGCGCAGCAGCTTGAGCAGCTCAAGTCTAATCTGGAATCAATCAACAGCGAAGCAGACAGGCAGCTCCGCAGAGATTTGGCAAGTTTAGAAGTCGAGAAACAAGACCGTCTGTTACAGATGGAAGCCCTAAAACTTTCTCAGACCAAAGATATTGGATACCAGAAAATACTTGCAGACTTGAAGAAGTCTCGCTGGAAGCTCAACTTAGATGACACCAAGTTTAAGAAAGAGATGGCGATTAAAGAACAGTCCGGCAACACGGCGAACTACGGGTTGGAATAGTGAGAACGCCTAGTTGGACAGAGATTAAACGAGTGAGCCAAAACAAAATGGACTCATCTCACAAAGAACTCCTCAGTTGCTCCCTCGACAGCGTCGAGCGGGTACGAGGCCGCATAGAGGCTTATCAAAGCATCTTGCGATTAGAGCAGGGCGAGCCGGATAATACCCCGGACTCCTCCTTTTTCGACACCCCCCTCCAGTAAAACGGACGCAATGAAAGGGTCGATGTATGAGTGAAGATAACAATAACGAGTTAGATGTTAAGTCAGATATAGATGCCGAGACGTTTCAAGAGTTTGCCCAACTTCTTGATGACGACGGCAACTTAAAAACAGCTCCACCCGATACCGAAGAACCGGAGACCACAGCAGGCGACCCAGCGACCTTGCAGCAAACCGAGGACGGCGATAAGCCCGAGGTAGTTGTGAGCGCGCCAGCGGAGCCTAATGTGTTCGACGGACTATCCCCTGCCCAGCAGCAGGCGGTAGCCGACCTTCAGGCGAACTATGCAAAAATCCAACACTCGGAAAATTCCAATCGCCACCGAGTATCGGCACTGACGAAGAAGTTGAACGCCCTTGAGAAAGACGCAAGTGAGAAGGTAACTTCTGCACCCGCGCCCTCTCCCGAGGGGGTTGAAGACGTTACGACTGAGCCAGAAGTAGACCTTGCTCAGTTCGAAGAGGATTTTCCCGAAGTGTTCGGCGCAATAAAAGCGATGAACAAACGGGAGGTTGACTCCGTGCGCCAACAGCTTGCCGACGTGCAGCCTACTATTGACACCATTAACCAAGACCGGGAAACGGATTTCCTATCGTCGCAACTCGCGGCACTGGCAGGACGCCACCCGGACTTTCAACAGATACAAGAAAGCTCGGATTTTTGGGGTTGGATAGAACAGCAAAGTGATGGAGTAAAACAACTCGTTGGGTCTAAAGGAGCGGAAGATAACATCGTTCTTTTAGACCTTTATAAACGCGCGAACTCTCAGCAGTACGCTCAACCGCAAGCGGAGGTGGCCCCGGCCGCTGAAGCACCTAGCCGTCCACGAAGTGCTGACGCAGGCGACAGTCTGCCGCGCGCAGGAGTGGGGCGGTTAAACGGCGGAGCTGGCAGCGAGAGTTCTTCGTGGGAATATTGGGCAAATCAAGCAAACCAAGACCTTATATAACCCGCCAACTACGAGGTAACTACTCATGGCTATTACTAACTACGGTGACGTAACGTCACGCATCGGCATGTATGCCGCTGTAAAAATGCTCAAACACGCTGAACCCATCCTTGTTCTGGAGAAGTTCGCACAACCACGGCCCATGCCGCAAAACAAAGGACTGGTGATTAAGTTCCGTAAGCCTACCCCTTTCGCTGTCTCTACGACTGCGCTGACCGAAGGTGTTAGACCTTCTAGTCAGCAAATGACGTATTCAGACAGAACGGCAACACTGTACCAGTACGGTGCTTGGGTTGAACTGACGGATGTCATTGCTGACACCCACGAAGACCCCGTGTTGAATGACACGTCTATGCTTTGTGGCGAACAGGCTGCTGAGACCCGTGAAATACTCAACTGGAACATCATAACAGGCGGCACAAACGCGACGATGGCTAGTGCTGTTGCGAACCGAGCTGCGGTTACTAGCCCTATCTCGCTAAACGACGTCAGGTCTGTTGTTCGTAAGTTACGTCTGGCCCGAGCCAAGCCTGTCACTAAAATTCTTAGTGGTAGTGTCGATGTGGGTACTAAGCCCGTGGACGGAGGCTACATCGCTTTCGGACATACTGACATTGAGGCTGATTTGCGCGCGCTGGCTTCGTTCACCCCGGTGGCCGAGTACGGCAGTCGCCAACCTCTGTGTGACCAAGAGTCAGGATCATTGGAGAATATCCGCTTTGTCCTGTCACCTCTGTTCAGTTCTGTGATAAACGCAGGCGGCGCTAAAGGCTCTGGAGCTACCGAACGGGTATCTCAAGCTGGCACGAGTTGCGACGTGTATCGCACTATCGTAGTTGGCGCTGAGGCTTGGGGGACTGTTCCGCTTAAAGGCAAGGAGTCCATCGTACCTATGGTCTTGAATCCCGGCACTCCCCGTGGCGGCGATGAGTTAGGCCAACGCGGCTCTGTTGCTTGGAAGACGTGGCACACAGGTCTCATTCTCAATGAGGCTTGGATGAACCGCATCGAGTCTGCCGTCACTAAACTTTAAGCTGACGTAAGGCTTCACCTTCGGGGTGGATGAGGCATGAGCTTCATCCACCCTTTTTTTTAATCTAATTCTAATAAGAGACTTGAACTTTATGGCTATAAACCGATCTACAACGAAAAAAGAGCTTGTCGAATACCTGCGTGATACCCACGGGGTTGACATGCCAAAGGCATCCAAAGACGAACTCCTCCTCGAATGTTCGACACTGGATGGCGTATCGTATGAAAATATGGAAGCACCCTCGAAACAAGATGACACCCCAGACGCAAGGGCTGCCGCAGCAGAACGCAAGATTAAAATTCGCATATCGTCATCGCATGACAACAATGACCCTGTGTTTGTAGGCGTTAACAGCAACACCTACCTGATCCAACGTGACATGGACGTTGAGGTTCCAGCATCGGTCGTCGATGTCCTAAGAAACGCATCCACTGCCACGTTTAAAATGATTAACAACGAGATGATACCGATCACCACCCAGAACTACCCTTTTTCTATATTGTCTGAGTAGCTTTAAATGAACTATTTCACCCTTGTCAAAAAGACGTGGCAGAAGTGTGGCCTGACGGGCGCGGGGCCAACCTCGGTGGTGTCTCAAGTCAGCATGCCCGGAAGGATCGTCGCGTTTGTTGACGAGGCGTATGCTTTTATCCAAGGGCAACACACCAACTGGAAGTTTCTTTGGCGGAAAAAGACGGGCATTGCGCTAACGATAGGTGATTCGTATTACCTTCCCGGCGATCTGGGGGTGACAGACTTAGCCGCATTGAGCAAGGTGTTCATACAAGTCTCAGGTCAGTGGACGTCTATTGAGATCGTCAGAGAGGAGTCTAGGGCAGCCGAATTTGATAACGTGCCGACGGCTAATGCCTGCCCGGCGGGGCTGTATATACTGCCCAACGGCGCGTGGCAATTTAACGCCCCACCTGACTTGGCGTACCCGGTAATCATAGAGTATTACCGTACTGCTGACACGTTAACATTAAACTCAAGTGTTCCGTTATTCCCGGTAGACTATCACCGCGCTATCGTCGCGCGGGCTGTCATGGCCTACGCTCAGTACGATGAGGATCAAACGCTTGAGCGCGCGGCAACGGTTGACTTCTCTCAGATTTTGCATCGCCTAGAGTGCAACCAACTTCCGCTTTTGACGTTTGCACCAAGTGAGTTTTCCTAGTGACGACGCTGGTTGCGGAAACTGTTATGGCAGGCGGCCTCAACCTTTCGGCTCCACCTCTATCCCTCACGGCCGGGGAGGCGATCCAACTTTTTAATTACGAAGTAACCGACCTCGGGCGATACAAACGCATAGCAGGCTACGAGCGTTTCGACGGGCGCAAACGCCCAAGCGAGCAGTCGTATGACTGCATCTTGTTGGCAGGGGCGACTACCGCCAGCGTCGGAGGCACCATAACAGGCGGCACTAGCGGCGCGACAGGTATTTTAGTAGCGATAGACGCGGCGACAAATACGCTGTGCCTCGTGAATAAATCTGGCACGTTCGTATCCAACGAGTCGGCAGGCGGGGCCGTCATCACTTCGGTATACCCTCCCGGAACCGGAGGTAGTGACGCGATAGATCAGTCCTTTAGCTTGGCGGTGTTAGCCTACTTTAGAGGTCTTATTACCGCAGTCCCCGGAAGTGGCCCTGTCCGTGGCGTCGTGACGTACAACGGCGACGTGTACGCTTTCAGAGATAACGTAGGCGGCACTGCGGGTGTCATGCACAAGTCTACGACAGCAGGCTGGACGGTAGTCACAACGCCAACACCTTTAGTCCCCGGCGGGCGATACCAGTTTACCAAAGCGAAGTTTTCTTTGCCTGCCCTACCTGAGTCTACCACCCACGCCTTTAACGTAGCCGTTCCTTTGCTGGTTGGAACTGACGGCAAGAATAAAGCGTTTACGTTTAATGGGACAACTTACACAGAGTTATCCACAGGCATGTCAACGGATACTCCTAACTGCTTGGCAGTAACAGGCACAGGTATTTTAGTTCTCGGCTACGAGTTCGGATCGTTGATGCTGTCTAAGATCGGCGACCCCACCGTGTTTACCGCTTCTCAAGGCGGCGCAGAAATCGCATTGGGTGACAGCCCCCACAGCTTAATCACCACACCGAACAACTCGATGGGCGTCTACTGCCGACGTTCGGTCAAAGTTTTGTACGGGACAACCCCGGCTGACATGCAGCTAACAGAATTCGATGGCGCGGCAGGGGTGTATCCACACACTGTTCAGCCTCTTGGCGATCCTGTCTTCCTGTCAGATCAAGGCGTGTGGAAACAAACAAGGGTCACCGACTTCGGGGATTTTTCGGGTACGCCGCTGTCTTATAAAGTAGACCCACTGCTAGAACGCTACCGAGGGAAAGCGGTCGCCAGTTTTATGGTACGCGAAAAGAATCAATACCGTCTGTGTATGGACGACGGCTCTGGCCTAATCTTTACCTTTGCGGGGGCCGAGGTCATTGGCGTTTCGACGTTTGATTTTGGTAAGCCCGTTGCCTGTGCGTACTCAGGAGATATCACAGGGCTAGAAGAGATTTTCTTCGGAACCAACGATGGGTTCGTCTACCAAGCCGAGAAAGGAAACTCTTTAGACGGTCTCCCGCTCAAGTCAGTGCTGCGCCCTGCGTTCACCTTTATCGAAGGGCCGGAATTTAGAAAGCGGTTTAAGAAAGTCGTGATGGAAGTCGAAAGTGTGCGTGCTACATCGCTCACCATCATCCCTGAGTTTGACTACGGGGGAAACAACTTTGCGCATACCGCCTATGATGCAATCGCGGTAGGCGGCGGTGGATATTATGACTCCGCGCTTTGGGACGAAGTCTATTGGTCTACCACGCTTGCGTATCTGGTGGATATGTACCTCGACGGGGTAGGGCGAAACGTCTCGATGGTTCTTTTCACCGACGCAGTCAATGAAACTCCCCACACGGTTAACTCTATGTTAATCCACTGGTCCCCACGAGCAAGGCGAAAATAATGGCGAATAACTATTACGAACACGACAATCCTTTTGTCGCAGGAACCCTAGTCGCCTCTGCGGCGGTTAACTCTCAGCTCGATCTTATCGAGACGGGTTTTGAGGCGGCGGAAGCAACGCTTGCCAAAACCGTGCAAGTGCCTAGCGACTTCACAGGAACTACCCAAATTTCTTCCCAAACATTTCCTAACAAGCTGATATATATAAACACCGCAGGCAATGTTGATCTGTACAGCCTAGCCGCTTTTGATGCCTCAGTAACAGCGTCAGCCGACAGCGCGACTGCGTCAGCCGACAGCGCGACTGCGTCAGCCGACAGCGCCGCTGCGGCAGCCAACAGCGCGACTGCGGCAGCCACGCAAGTAGGACTGGCAACAGACCAAGTAGGACTTGCCACCACGCAAGTAGGACTTGCCACCACGCAGGCAGGACTAGCGGCGGGCAGCGCATCGGACGCCGCAAACAGCGCCACGGCTGCGGCAGCCGCATTGCCGACTGGAACAACCACCAACTCAATGCTGCGTTACAACGGATCATCTTGGGTAGAGACAGATAAGCTCCAAGTAGATGCCGCTGGAGTCGTTACTGCGACCGCTGGCCTACAAAGCACAGGCGCAGGCACTGACAGCTTTAGAGCTGGCAAACTAGCAGGCGACACCAATCAAGGCAATAACGGCATCATCATCAGCTCCACCGGAGCTATACTAGATGACACTACTGCTGGTCACATCCACATAGCGAGCAGCACTGGCTCAATTGACTACACTACCGCTGCTGGCTGGACTGCTACTGATAGCTCTAGCACGTTTTCTCTTAAACTTGCAGCAAATTTACCCCTCGTATCTTATACCGGACCCGGAGTTCCAACTACTATTGGCATACAAATTGGATCGACAGCGGGGACTGTCGCGGCAGGTGATGACGGTCGGTTTGATACGGTAGACATTTCGGATTTGCCTGCGGCGACAGCTTTAACGGGTCTTGAGCTGCTCTCAGGACTACAAGACCTTGATACAGTAAGCATGACAACTGACCAGATTAGTGGAACTCCAGTGACGACAGCTATGGGATTAGGGTTAAGTCACATGCAAGGGTTTAGTGATTTTAGCAACACTGTTCATCCCCTTGATTTAACAATTAACAACAGCCTGTGGGGCAATGACCCCTACTTTATTAGGTTAGGTGGCGCGGCGGCGTTGGTAAGACAAGGCACTACTGATGTATTCTCAAAATTCTTTCAACCTTCTGCTATAATAACCTCGGGTCCATCTAACC